TGATTGTTCGTGCTTGTGCTGCCGTTTTGTGCCTGCTGGCGTATACTGCTCTGGTGTCTACCGAGTTCAGATTTATGCTGGCGGGAGTAGCGAGATTCCTGAGCACGGGAGTCTTCGTTATTATAGATATAGTGCTAGATCAGTCATTGATTTGCATTGACTGGTTGCGCCTGCACTCGCCGGTGATCCTAGGATCTTGTGGTTTAGTTGTCGGGGCTTGGGCCTGGTGGAGAGTTTTCTCCTGGGTCTTTGGCTTCATGTGCAACCGGATCAACACGTACCTTAAGGTTCGCAAGCTTGAGGTCAGGCAGGCGGGTACGTCGTTGGCGGAGGTTCAAGGTATTCTTAGAACTGACGCCCGGGGACCATACGTCGAGGTAACCCTCCCTTCGGGGCAGGTGATCTTGACGCGTGTCTCCGTGTCAGACGCTTCTTTGTTGGGAGCGTTTGCGCGTCCTTCCCGCTCGGGAAACAGCTTGCCGCGAGGGAAAGAGGCGTTGGTTGCGAGATCATCGTTTCACCCGGCGGTCTCCGTAAGTGGTTTGGTCCGATTTATCGACCAGTATAATAACACTATGGGTATGGGAAGCAGAGTAAAGATAGGGGGAAAGACCTATCTGCTCACTGCAACCCACGTTGTGCGAAACCTTGACGACTCTTGTCGGCTCGTGTGTTTGGATAACGACCGTAGTGTTCCCATGGATCGGAGCTGGAAGCTGTCTGCCTCCTCACCGTCAACTAGCTTTGACATCATGTTGATTGAGGTCCCAGACTATGTTTGGGCTACTCTCGGTGTCAAAGCTTTGTCGGTTCGCCCACTCGTGGCCGCTTCAGCGGTATTCGTCACTGGCATTTCGCCAGCCGGCGAGGTGCTGACGGCCTCGGGGACGGCTAACCCGTTGACTCACTTTGGTTTTGCTTCTCACACAGCATCTACCTTCCCCGGTTTCTCTGGGACTCCCCTGATTTCAAAGAATTGTGTCATGGGCGTCCATACAGGCGCTTCCCGGGACCGTATGGAAAATCTCGCGACAGCGATTGATGTTCTTGTTGACTCTAAGGAGTCTCCGGTCTCAGGTAAGAAGTGGCGTAGAGAGGAGGCGGAGGAAGAGTATGAGCTGGATGATGATGTTGATGACCAGCTTGTCCGGAAGAAGGAGCGTAGATTTGTCCAGGATATGCGTAATGACTTGATAGTCATAGGCGATCGTAGGATTAGAATCCGCTCTGATGAGGATCGAGCGTACACCATGCAGGTGGACGCTATGGAGTATACGGGGCCCAATGTTTCTTGGGCCGACTATGACGATGAGGAGGAGTGGGACTCCGATTGGGAGGGTTTTCAGAACCCTTCCTCGGGACGGTCCACCCCGCAGGAGACAGGGCCGATGGACTCGGACAATCGCTCGGACAGTATGTCTGGGCGGCGCCCACGGTCGTGCAATCGACGGGGTGTGTCCTCGAGACGGTCGGCCAGTCCGGAATCATTAGTGGAGGTGGAAGTCCTCCCAACAAACCATGTCCAGCCGCCGAGCGACTGTGCTCCGAGTACGGAGACGTCGCCTGGCCCACAGGAGGGTGCAGAGGTGAAAGAGCCTCTCTCCTCTACCATGCCTCCCTCTACCAAGAAGGGGAGGCGCCGACGGAAGAAGACCGGCAAAAGGTCATCGAAGAAGTCTGCGCCAAGTACCCACGAGCCGTGCCCCCCCCGGGGTTCCGGTTCAAATCCTCCCCCCCAGTAGTTTTGGAGGAGTTTGAGGATGGGTGCCATGATGGTGGGTCGGAGGGGCGTGAGGCTCTCCTGGCTTTATCTGATGAGGATTTCGCCCGTGTTTTGCGCCTAGACCACGTACTTGATAAGTGCGTGGTCAAGGATTCATCACCGGGTGTGCCTTATAGTCGGCTAGGGAGTAGTAATGGTGTGTTGTTGTCTTCTGCTTCCGGGCGTTCTGTTATTGTTTCTGCTGTTTTGTCGCGTTTTCGTTTGTTGTTGTCAACTCCGTTGGAGGAGCTGGCAAAGTTGAATGCGGAGGAGTTGGTCCGGGGAGGTTTCGTGGACCCGGTCAAAATTTTCATTAAGTCTGAGCCTCATAAGAGGCAAAAGTTGGTTGAGGGAAAATTGCGAATTATTTCGAATGTTTCCCTCGTAGATTCCGTGATTGAACGGATCCTATTCCGCTACCAGAATGGTGCGGAAATCAGACATTGGCGCACTTGCCCATCCAAACCTGGAATGGGCTTGCATGATGCCGGTCTGTAGGATCTGTACGACACGTTTGAGTCCCAGCAACGGAAAATGGAATTGGCTGAGTCCGACGTGTCTGGTTGGGACTGGAATGTGAAGGATTGGATGATGGAGGATGACATGCGGTGTCGAGCCCGTCTGGCAGGTGCCAGAAAGGGTTCCGCCTATTGGCATATGCTGATGGCGCGGTATTATACCGTGTCTCTGAAACTGTTCCACTTGAGCTCTGGCGAGATGATCGCTCAGCGAGTTCGTGGAATTCAGGCCTCCGGTTCGTACAATACTTCTGCCGGTAACTCTCGGATGCGTGTGATCCTCGGATACCATGCTGGCGTGGTCTGGATTATGGCCATGGGAGATGATGATGTGGAAAATTTCGATGCTACTGGGAAAGTGGCTCAGAAGTACAAGCTTTTCGGTATTCCATTAAAAGATTACAAGAAATGCGCTCCAGGTGTTGTGGGCTTTTGCTCGCACACCTGGAATGGTGACTGGAGAGCCTCCCCGGACAACGTCTGCAAGACGTTGTACCGATTCTTTTCGCATACCTTGTCGTCTAGAACCTGTAACCCAGAGTTCCGGGCTCAGTTGGAGATGGACATTCGCCATCATCCAGACAAGGAGTACATCTTGTCTCGTGTTGACTCTATCATTGAGCTAGAGTCAAAACATGAGCAGCAATAGTTCCGCGTTGGTAGTGGTTCCCCGTAATAATAATAATGGAAAACGTGGGAATCGGGTGGTCGTGTTGAGGCCTGAGAACGTGGTGAGCGTTCGTCGGGCGGTTGGAGCCCCTGGGACCCCCAGGGCACCCGGTCAGGGCGTCTCGCGCAATGCTAGAAGACGCCGCGGCAACGGCAATAATAGTGGTAGAAGTGCCATGCAGGTCCCGTCCGTGTTTGGACAGGGACTTCGTGGTGGCGCTCCCCGGTTTATGGCCGGTGCTGGACCTGGTGTAGTGAGGGTCAGTCACCGTGAAGTGTTGACTGACGTCACCGGCACGTCGTCTTTCTCCAGCATAGCCTTCGGGCAGAATGCTGGAGGAAGCACGTGGTTGTCTGGGGTAGCCCAGAATTTCTCTCGTTTCCGTTGGTTGGACTTTCGAGTCCATTATTCTACTGTAGCAGGTACCAGTGATCGTGGAGATGTGTCCTTGGGTGTTATTTATGACGCCTGGGATTCACTCCCTCGGGATATGTCCGAGGCTTCGGCCTTGGCCAATTCCGTGACGATCCCTGTGTGGTCCTCCAGTGGTAATAGCCAATGTGAACTGCGGGTAGACTGTTCTCGGACGTCTAAGAGCTTTTATAATTATCTCGCTCTGGATGAAGCCAGGAATATGTCTCCCTCGGATCTCGCCACTTTTGTGCCGTTCTGGCTGATTGTCTCTAAGCAGACGTCGCTGAACGGCCAACTGGTCGGACGTGTGTACATGGATTACACTGTTGAGTTGAGCGATCCCATCCCAGCGCGCTTGAATACTACTCCTAGTATTCGCGCTACTGGGTTGAGAATTCGCTCCGAGCAGGACCCTGAGCCGGAGCCTGAGCCTGACCAAATGACATTGGTCATTGAAGGCTTGCGGTTGCTGGCTTCACACGTTCAATCGGAAAAGGGTGATGACTACGAGGCCTCCCCGCCAAAGGGAGGTTAAGGAATTCTCGGAAGTTGAGCAGATGGTTGACCGTAAAGAATCTGTCCCTACTGTGTGCCGCCTGTATTTAGGCGCACGGTAGGTGCCCAGCTCGGGTTATAGAGCTAAGAAAATGAGAAAATTCCAGTGGGACACTTGCAGTCTCGCCCACTGTGTCAAAGTTAGACGCCTTGTGGACCCGGATGGAACCCAATACGCG